CTCTTCGGGCAATGCGTCGTAAGCAGGGTTAACTCCCTCCTCAGGGGCAAACCTTGCAAGTCTTTCAGCCAAGCCCATATCTGCAAGCGCATCGTCAATCTTAGCCATATCTTCTGCGTGCTGCGCTGCACTATCAGGCGTCATCATGTCTTGAAGCTTCTTGGCGTCTGCAATTTCTTTGAGTCGCTTCATCTTCAAGAAAGTCGCACCACCCTGACCTACTAGCTGAAGACCGCCCTGAATAGCTCGGCCTAATCGCGTCTCGTCTTCGTATATGTCTTTGATCTCTTGGCGCATGTCCTCGCCAGCCATGCGACGCCCACTGGCCATCTCGAAAGCAGCCGCTTGCTTATCAAGACCTTGCTGGCGTCTTCCTAATGCCGCACCAGGTTGAATGCCTACGCCGGTGCCTCTAATCATACCGCCGCCTTGGGCAGAACCAAGAGCTGTCTCTTTGCCTAGAATTTTTTGATTACCGCCACCTTGCATGATTAGAGCCCCTGTACGGTTTGAGTGTTAGGCAACTTAAATGTATCTGCACGTCCGCCAATTTCAAAGGCTATGCCGTTAAGAACTACAGAGCCACCATTTGCACCGCTATCGCTAAACTCTAGCTGCACAGCACGGCACTTTTGTTGCTCTAGATGAATTCGGTAAAGATACGGATCCGTATCACTTGCAACACTTATAAATCCGTAGGTTGATGGCACTGACTTGTAGTCGGTGTATACAAACAACGATGCTGTGTGTGATGAAACGTAGTCGCCCAGAATCATTGCTCGGTAAACTCGCTGCGCACCAAACAACTGATTTGCTGAGATAGGCGTTGTTCTGACCTTCATTGTATAACCAGAAGTTAAGTTAATAATGGTCCCTGGAGGGCTAAAGCTTTTTGCAACCTCAGTATCTTGAAAACCATTGACTGACATCTTTGCCGGGGAGCCGGATCCATTTACTAAAACGTGAGACGTTACAGAGCTACCAGAATCAGGCTGATATCTAGTCTGGGATTTGATGCCGATGTTTGTGTCCCATTCTGACCATCGCTTAAACAAATAATTGTACACCAGAATGTCGCCCGTGCTTAATGCAATCCTGAGCTCATTTTCTTCATCGAACATATCCATGCCGACGACAGCTTTAGGCGCAAGCTTAGACTCTACCTGAGGGCTGATGTATTGAATCTGGCCATTGGAAAGTATTGAATAAAGACCCCGCTCTGACAGGTAATACATGCCTGCCGAGGAGCTGACCACAAAGCTACCGGGTATTGCTCCTTGCCCTGACGACAGAAGCTTAGGCTGAGTAAATCCAATCGCACCCGTGGCGTTGGGACCATCGCCCATGTAAGCGTACACGTCGTCTTCTGTGAAAATTACGAGCATATCCCTGGCGGATCCTGCTGCTGTAATTTCTTTGACCACGTTGCCAAGGTTTAGGACGAATGGCCCCACCAGAGGGAATGAGACTGACTCCCCTACCAACACAGGCTTCGAGACTGCCGCAAAGCCATTTGGCAGTGTCGCAATGACCTTATCTTTGTGGAGGGTGAGCCCTGTCGTGCTGCCAGGGTTAAAGTTCTGAGCAATGCCACCTGTCGAGTATAGAACTGGTCTTTCGGTGATTGACTCACCGCCCGTGCCATTGTCATTAAATATAAATAAAGTTTGCCTGTTGCTGGGATCATTGAAACGAACGATATCTCCGGCGATCTGATAGTAAATTTGTCCGTCTGCATCGGTTCTATAAAGATCTACTCGATAGCGATCACGAGCGGTAAGATTGCAAACAGCTAAACTAACATGAATGCCTGTTTTATTTGCTGCTTCGGCAGCACTAATATTGATGCTATCCGAAAAGACAGGGGCTGACTCATGAAGGTTACCCTTGTTATCTATCGCCGAGAACACCGCAGCGTAAGAATAATCTCCTTCTGCAATACCGTAGGCAGAATACACTCCTCCAGTAAGGCCGTACTTCTTTACACCGATAAATTCTGGTGAATGCAAAAAGTCAGACTCTACAATTCTTGTTGAGTCATAGCTGAACAAGCCTCCGCCACCTAAAAGCAAGTTGTCTTTTAGCGAGAGCATAGGGCACGCCCGAGGAGGATTTGCGTCGATGGTAATCAATGTTCCATTGTAAATTTGATCATCATATACAATGTTTGAATTACCAAGCCCTGTTTGAGCGACATCTGCGGTAGAAACATCGCGAACAAATCTACTTGATCCTACAAATATCTTAGAGCCTTTTACTTGAACTCTCTGTGTTGATTGAGTCAGACTAAAAATGTTGGAATTGATGCTGCCTATTTCAGTGTGCGCTGACAGAGGCATTTCTGAAGGCAAACCAAATGCAAGCAACTCTTTGCTAAAACTCACGAGAGCAGTCGTGCCTGAACTTGTTTGACCTACTCCGGCAGGATTGCTTATCAAAAAATAAGGATCCTTGAGAAGATGACTGCCGATTAACTCGTTGAATTCATAATGAAACAAGTCTGAAAGCAGATAACAGTTTCTAAAGGAGGGAGCTGTGGTTAAAGAGCCAGTGGATGTCATTGTGTGAGTGTGCATCAAAATGACACTGTTCGATTGCCTTAGCTGGTCAGAGGATGGTGACCCTACGCTGCCAAAACGATATATAGCATCTGTTCCACCTGTAGGGCTGATTATCGTATATATACCTCCTAAGCCTGATTGAAGATTATTTCCTCCGTCGAGAATTGTAATTTGAGCTGTATCAGCAGGAGTGGTGCCGCCCGACGCCGGTATATATACTTTTGCTGATGTCATACCTATGGTGGGATTGGTGGGCATATCATAGACACCCTCAGTAAAACCAGTTCCTTGAACGTCAAATGCCCCGTCAAAGGTCGCCATCGTTTCAGCTATATTGAAAGCGCTCATGCCGTTTCCGCGATCTTTAACGGCATTTATCACAATCTCATTAACACCTGTTACGCCCGATGTTCTTTTTGATACGACTGTAGTTGCGTTTAAAAGAACGTAGTAATCCCCAGTGTAAACGATGTCAGTTTGAGTCGATAAATCTTGGGTGAACGAAGAGCACTTGACTCGATAATTACCAATAGTCGAGGGATCTTGGACTGAGTAAAAAAGACTGAGTGGGCGCGACGTGTTTTCTGTGCATCTTAAAGATAAGTTAACTTTTGTTCCGAACTTTTGATGCAGATTACTAACTTGACTGTTGTTTGTGCCGCCGCCGCTATAAACACCACCTGTCACGTCTTTGATGGTTTGCAATGTCAATGTTGGGCTTGCTGCGGTCCCTCCTACCTGAAGCCGCAACAAGATTAAGTCACCGGAATCATTAGCTTTTCCGCTTACCTGCTTATAGTATGCCATGTACATGAAGTTGTTTGCAGAAGTGGTAAACTCTTGATCTGCCACCATGCAGAAAAAAGTTTGCACTGGGGTTGGTGCCGCAGTGCCGCTAGGATCAGTGAGGGCTGTAATCTCGGTCGCAGCCGATATAGCAAAATTAGATATCGAGTCTAGCCGAATGGTTCGATAGAAGTATCTAATCGCACCACTTGTATAGTTCCCATAAAAAATAAACGCTGTATCAAGTGTAGCGTTATACATGAGCTGAGGAGCTGGTGTTACACTCGTCGCGTCAATAGTGATAGGGTTTTGTCTGCTTACTGAAGCAAATTCCGTTGGATTAACAATCGGTTCACCCGTTTTGACACAATAAATAGAAAAGTAAGCCTTAACCGTCGGCTCTTGGCTCGCTAATTTTCCTACAGGTCTCGTTGAAGTATAAACAAAGAGGTCATACTCGTCGCCAGCATTTGTTTCAAAACGAGTATGCTGAACAGGTCCGTTTTTCTCTACTTCATCTTGAATGATGTCTTTATTGTGAAATGTGCAATTTAAGTACTTGCCCTTGTTCTTTACGTAGCCATCGAAATAAGAGAAAAGACGCTCTCCGTCTGCAATCAATAACTCGTTGCCATGAGATTCCGTATTTACGCCACCTGCAATCTCTACGTTTGAGTCAAGAGGTGTATTGTTGTCCCAGTTCGCTGTCTGAGCCCACATGGTCTCAAAACCTTTACGCTTTACAATCTCGCCGTTTTTATCGAACTGACAATTCTCTGCGATCTCAAGAGTGCCGGGTGGAGCAATCTTCTCAGATACTTTTTCGTCTAATCCGCCAGAGAATGGAAACGATACATTTGTCTTCTTTAACGGCATTAGAATACCCACAATGAAACAGTCGCCGCTGCCGATGCTTTGAGAATAAGCTGCGATGACCTTTTGTTGTTTGGCGTTGTTGATGTGTAGATGACGCTATTGGCGTTATTATCTACGACGATATACCCACTGTAGGCCCGACCAAGTGAGTGCCCCACTAGATTGTCCTGAGATGCTTTGAGTGCAACGTTACTTAGCAAAACACCCTCTATAAGAGGGCAGTTTTCAACGAAGTCAGCAATTGCCTGGGTGTTGTCCTCGGTAAAAGACAGGTCGGGTGTAGTGCTAAAGACCCGAGAAAATCTTGTAGCCATGGCACACCTCAGTATCGAAGAATGAAGTCGTCTCTAAATCGGCCTTTGCGAACATCGCGAATCGCGTGAGATCCGCTAGCGTCACGCGGGCTAATTGCTCGAATAATACGCCTGCCCAATTGTTGCTTCTCAAGCTCAAGTGCAGTTGTATCTGACTCTTCCTTCATTAGCATACGAATAGCTGTGGCAACCACAATATACTCTTCGTAGCCAGGAATAACGTTTTCAACCTCTGTTACGGTCCCAGAGAACTGAGTCGCCTGCGGAACGTAATAGAGCGTGATGGTCCCAGACTGCGAGTTGCCAGGGATCAGTTTTATCTTAGTGCCCTCGATCTTGTACATTGGCTCAGCCAATCGATCGATAACAGCATAGGGCGTGTTGTAGATGTTGCGTTCAGTAAAGGAGTAGGCCTTGAGCGTCGAAGTGATACCACCGGAATCATAATCAACACCCAAGGCCTTATAAAAGTCATCTGGCAGGTTAGCGCCCCCGGTCGCAAGAGGGGCGGTATAAGTTTGCTCAGAGACAAAATAGTCTTCGTAGCTCTTCACCATCATATCGTGAAGTTCTGACATGCTCGAGTTCAGGTAGTCCTGAATCTCTGAGTCTGTCACGAAGGTGCTATTCTCCATGTCAGCGCGGCGACGCGCACGAGTACGTAAGTCAGCTTCAGTGTACGTCGCCATGCCCCCTCCTTATTCACGCATGTCTAAATAGTCATCAAGAGCTTCGACGAACGCACTGCCGTCTTCTTCCTTGATGGCCATAGCCATACGTCTTCCCGCATCTTCTTTTGCCTTGCTGTAATCATCATCTGAAGAGCCTTCAGCATCTTTGCCTTTGGCTTTCTCCAGAATCATGACCGCAAGACCTTTGCCCTTGCCCTTCATCAGTTTGGCACACTGGTGTTCTTAAGGAACAAGGTTACGTGCAGTTGATCGTTGGCATTTGCTGCTCCCGTCGTATCGATAACAACGGTTTTAGCGCCTTTAACATCTGCACTTTTAATCTTTGCCGCAGTCAGAGCACCTGGACCAGTTGCGCTGTCACCTAAAGTGACTTGAGCACAAAGCAGTTGATTGTACTTGTCTTCCAACGTGATAGTCACGTCTCCAGTAGCTTGCTTTACCTCTGAGATGCCAAGGCTAGGTGTTGCAGTGCAAGTACCGCTATTAACACCGCTAATAGTCGTGGCGAGAATTTTTACCTCTCGACTAACCGCCTGTACATCTTGAAAAGTTCTGTTAGCCATAACTTACCTCCTTAGCTTACTTCGCCATCCAGGAGATAGAGGCAAAAGCTGAAATCGTCACCGGATGGGATATTAGCTGCGCCACCGGCCGTGTTTACGCATTGGAGTTTTACAGTTGGGGTTGTTGCGTTAGCAACATCCTCTGCAATAACAACAATTTGAAACTCGTCGGTTCCAGCACCCAAGTCAAAGTGCATGGTGCTGGCATGAAGTAAACCCGTGTAAGACTTATCAAGAGTGATGGTGTACTCACCGTCACCCGCACCTGTTTTAGCAGCACTCCAGCCGATACCAAACTTTGTGGTAATTGCGCCTGCGCCACCAACGTCAAAACGTCCTGCAACAAGTTTTACGCTACGATTAGAGCACTCTAGATCGAAAAATGATTGACTTGCCATTGTACTAATCTCCTTATGCTAGCTTAACGCGAGCGTTGTAGCCAGGTGCGGTGCAGCCAATGTTTCCGTAGAAACCAACTCGAACCTCGTAAGCGTCCGCAGATGCTTCGCGAAGCATACGGTTGCCATCAAGGTCAAGAATGTGTGGAGCAGCGCCAAGGCTGTTAAGAGTCCAGGTATCCATCTGGAGCAAGTATGCAACGTCAGGAGTGCAGTTCTGGTCAGCAACAATTTGGATTGGTCCTTTTGGCCCGATGATGGTCAGGGACTGGAAGCCAATGTCAGCGTCGTCGCTGCTTACTTTGTCGTAAACAACCTTTGAACCAAGAGCTTTCTCAAGGTTTGCAAAGTTTGCAAAGTTCATGAAGCAGTGGCTAGGTGATCCACCTTCGCGAGCGAGGCGGCTAGCTGCACCGATAAGCGCTTCTTCGATTGGCTGAGCAGAGCCGTCGAAACGGATACCACCAAGGCGAGTAGCGTCTTTGCTTCGGTCTTGGCTAAAGAAAAGAGTTGAAGATGGCGCGGTTGCTGGAAGCCATGCTTCGAGGCCAGAGACCTTTTTAGCAGAGCCACCGTTTTGCGCATCGCCACGCTGGAAGAGAGTATCGCCGTTAGTAAACGAACCAGCGTTATCTACGGTGAAAGTGCCAGCGTCACGATCAACAGTTTGCACAACCATGGTTGTACCTGCGCGAATCGCGCCTGTTGCTGTTGCTGCGCAGTTAAGCTCCATACCAACTTCGATGTTGGTGATTTGGTCAGGCTTAATCATGGTCAAGGTGGTTGATGATACGTTAGCAGTACCAAGTGAACCAGAACCATCGGCATACATAGAAACCGCAAGAGACCGAGTAAGCGACTGAATAGCGCCGTCGATTTCAAGAGTTGCATACTTAAGGAACGCATCCGCTGCGCCTTCAGTAGCCTTGATGGTTTCGCCGGTGATGCTCGCGAAAGAGTAATCTTTCACACGAGTAAGAACGAACCGTGCAAGCTCAGTTGCAGTGTTCAGGCCTTGACCGGTTGAGAAGTCAGCAGAGCGTCGGTTTGCGATACCATACTGAACTGGAACAGGCATGTTCTCACCGCCGAAGCGCTCATACTTAGGCATGAGAGCGAGCAGTGGGTTGTCCTTGTAAACCATGTTTTTGACGGTCAAGGGCTTATAGTGCTCCTTGAGCGCCTGGGTGACATTGTCGAGATTTAATGAAGTTGGCATAACTCACTCCTTATCGGAGCAAGTTCATCTTACTCCGAGCGAAACAGACTAGACCCGTACTTATTAACCAGCAAATCTATAGACTGCTGTTTGCTAAGCTTCTTGGGCTTATCCCCTGGCGCACGCTGCACCTGGGTATTTGTTAATGTTTTGGACGGCGTTTTCTCAGAAGCCTGAGCTTCCTCTTGTGCTTGCCCAGCCACGGGCTCTGTTTTCGCTGGAGCGTAACGCTCTTTGAGTCGTTGCTCTAGTTTCGGCACTGCGAGGTACTTTTCTGCTTCAGCCTCGTAGTAGTCCTCAACCATCCTGGTAGCATCGTCATAGCTCATCACTTCCTGCGTGCTGTTGTAGTGCTCTTGCATAACCTCAGCGACGACGTGGTAAGCATTGTTAGCTTTGACGAAGTCGAACTCACTTGTATTGTCCACGAAACTTTTGATCTCGTCAACAAATGTCGCGTAAGTGTCTTGGTACTTCTTTGCCTCTTGCTGCTTTTGCAGCTCAGCCCGCTCCGCTTTCATTGACTCAATCTCATCACGAAGGCGCTTCATCTCCCCCGCCATCTTCTGCTCAGGGGTAATCTCGCCATCTTGTAGGACTTGTCGGCTAAGAGCTTCGTAGTCTAGCCCTAACTTCTGCATGACTTCGTAAGGGTTCTCACGTGCAAGTCTTTGTAGGTCATCAAACGATGAGACCGTATTCTTGCGGGCATCAAGCTCTTGCTGAACACGCTTCATCTCGTCGCGCTCTTGGCGCAACTTCTTCTGCTCGCGAGCTAGTTGAGCAAATCTTCGAGAGAACGGGTCGGGCGCTGGTTCGGGCGGAGTTCCTGCATCGCTGCTCTCCACTCCATCGTGATTATCATCCGCTCCAGTTGTTTCATGTGGAACGCCTCCTCCTCCATGGGCTCCTCCAGCATCTCCTCCAGAAGATTCTCCCATATCAGGAACTGATTGAACCTCTTCTCCAACTTGACCCTCTTCAGTCATATTCTCTCCTTAAACTGGCACACCTTCTAGCGCGGTGCCAGTTACTTGTGGGGCTGGCAATTCTGCTTCTGCCAGCACGTCAATGGCTTCCTTCGGCGGAGTCGCCGTAGGCGTTAGTTCGGTAGGTGCGGGGCCACCAGCAACTGGGGTTGGCCCTCCAGGCATGGCAGCGACTGGGGGTGCTGGTGGCTGGAGCAGCTTAAAGCACTCCTGCATATATCGACGCATCAAGTTTAGCCGGTCTTCAGGGGCACCGTTAATCTTCGCTTCGATATAAGCCCGCTGAAAGAACTGTAGGTGAAGTTGCAGATTACTGAAAGGCTCTGGTGGGTGGTACTTGCCCTTTTCCAAGATCTCTTCAACCA